GTTGATGACGAACAGGTAAATAATGTAATTGATGATACCGTTCAGTTTTTTCAAGAGAACTGTTACAACGGTATGGAGCGTGCTTTTTTATATCACGAATTAACTGAAGACGATAAAACTAGGTTTGCAGCTAGTGTATCCACAACCAAAACAGATGGGGCCGATACTGTAACTTGGAAAGAGACTACAAATTATATACCTATACCATCACATGTAACTGGTATTAGTAAAGTATTTGGTCTTGTCAGTAACTCAATCCGTTCAAATCTATTTGGTATTGAGTATCAAATGTTCCTGAATGATCTCTATGCATTTGGATCACTTGATATCCTCAACTATTATATGACTAAGCAATATCTAGAAACTCTAGATATGGTTCTAAACAATGGAAGTTTCCAGCAGTTTAGATTCACAGCACGTCGTGATCGTCTTTATATGGATCTAGATAAGGATTTCTTGAAAAAAGAATCTAATATCCTTATTGAATGTCATCGCATGATTGACCCCAATGATGCTACTGAGATGTACAATGATTTGTTTGTTAAACGGTATGCCACAGCTTTGTTAAAGAAGCAGTGGGGTCAGAACTTAATTAAGTACAACAACGTTCAGTTACCTGGCGGCATCACGCTTAACGGTAGAGAGTTATATACAGACGCACTAGCAGAAATTGAGAAAATCGAAAGCGAAGTTCTCAGTAAGTATGCAATTCCCCCTATGGATATGATCGGATAAAATGCCTACCAGTTCCTATTTTCCAACATACTATCAAGGTCACAGTGGCGAACAAGGTCTCGTTCAGGATCTTGTGGATGAGCAAATCAAACTGTTTGGTACAGATATTTACTATATCCCCAAGATAGTTCTACAAGACAGCACTCTGGATGAAGTTAGATACACTAAGTATCAAGAACAATTCCAAATTGAGATGTTGTTACAGAACGTCACGGGTTTTGGTGACAATGCTGAGTTCATCTCCAAGTTCGGTTTAAGAATTACAGATGAAATTATCTTCCGTGTGTCTACAAGACGTTGGGATGAAGAGGTAGCAGATCATAGTCCTAACCTTACTGTTACTAGTAGACCTAATGAGGGAGACTTATTGTACTTCCCACTAACAAAAGATATCTACGAGATTAAATTTGTTGGTAAGGAAGAACCATTCTTCCAGTTTGGTAAGATCCAATTCTACGCTATCACTGCTGAAATCTATGAGGTTGGTAGTGATGACTTTGATACTGGAGTTACTGAGATTGATGCAATAGAACAACTCTTTGATAATGCAATCAAACTGGTAATGGATCCTGGTGGTGCAGGAGACTTTACTGTAGGAGAGGAAGTTGTTGGTGATGAGTTCTTAGCTAAGGCAACATCTGCTATTACAGGAGATGCTGTTTCAGGTATTACAATTTCAGATGGTGGAGCACATTACAAAGTTGCTACGCCACCATCAGTAACTATCACTGGAGGAGGAGGTACAGGTGCAACAGCGACTGCAACAGTTAGTAGCACTGGTATCGTCAATGGTATTACTATCACTAGTGCAGGTAGTGGTTATACCTCCGCTCCTACTATTACTATTGATTACTCACCTAAAGACAATAGAGCAGAAGTCAAGTCTTGGGATAGCACAACCAGATCTCTGTCAGTCATCAATAGAACTGGAACATTCACCACTGCTGAAGTAATCACTGGTTTAACTTCAGGTGCTAAGTGGAGTCCAGAAACTTTCGACACTCTAAATAACGTCAACAGCAACTACGATCAAAATAGACAGATCGAAAATGATGCTGACAATATAGTAGATTGGAGTGAAGGAAACCCATTCGGTGAATTTGGTAATTTTACAGGTAGTATCTAATGTTAGGATCACATTTTTATAATCAAATTGTTCGCAAGAACATTGTAGCGTTTGGTACGCTCTTCAATAATATTACTATGAAGAGTACAGATCCTAGCGACGGTACTGTATTAGAAGAACTTAAAGTTCCTTTGGCATATGGTCCCAAACAAAAGTTTATTGTCAGACTAGAAGAGAACGCATCTAATAGAAAAGTAGCAATCACTTTACCAAGATTGTATTTTGAGATGACTAGTATTGACTATGATTCAACTCGTAAGACATCTCCAATTCAAAAATATAAAACTATCATTGATGGTAATGGTGGTGAAGTAAGAGTACAGTATGTGCCTGTTCCTTATAATTTAAGTTTTGAATTAGGAGTAATGGCAAAATCTCAAGATGATGCATTACAAATTACCGAACAGATTTTACCATACTTCCAACCATCATTTTCTATAACTCTCAATATGATTCCTGATATGGATGAGAAGAGAGATATTGCTATTGTTCTGAATAATGTTAGCTATGAAGATGAATGGGATGACAGTTTTTATGAGCGTAGATATATCATCTACACTCTTAACTTCACAATGAAGTCTTATCTATACGGTCCTTACAATACTGCTGACGTTATTAAGAAAGCAATCATTCATGAAACACTTGGTGATGCTGCCGTTAATCGCAGAGCAATCACACGAACATATACACCAGTTGCCAAGACAGATATTAATACCGATGGTAATATCGATGCAGCAGATACTGCGCTATTAGACTCTGGTGATGACTTTGGATTTAATGAAGGGATTCAGATATTATGAGTAGCTTAGAAGATAACATGGAGGAGATGCTAAACATCAGTGTTGATGTTGAGTCGCAACCTGTCAAACCTGCAGGTCCTAAAATTGACAAGGATGATCAGACAAAAGACTATGAATATACTCGCGCTGAATTATACTCGCTCATAGATCAGGGTCAGGAGGCGGTCAGAGGCGCTTTAGAGGTTGCTCAGGAGTCAGGGCACCCAAGAGCGTATGAAGTCGCTGTAGCGGCAATGAAGCACGTCGCAGACATGGCTGAGAAACTACAGGACTTACATAAGAAAATGAAAGACCTAGATGAAGAGAAAAAAGGTCCTTCTAAAGTCACTAATAATGCGATGTTTGTAGGTTCTACATCAGAACTACAAAAGATGTTAAAAGAAATGGGTGGTGGAAAACGCTAAATAATCCAGTTAACCCTGATACTTGGTATGAAAAAGTACGAAGAATTTAAAAGACTTGCCGAGTCTGCCAAAGCTCAGGAGAACGAGATTTTAGAAAGTGCAGCCTGGACAAAAAAGGCTGGCAAATCAAAAGAAGGTGGACTTAACGAGAAAGGACGAAAGTCTTATGAGAAGGAAAATCCAGGATCTGACCTCAAGGCACCAAGCAAGAAGGCTGGAAATCCCCGTAGGGCATCGTTTTGCGCTCGAATGAAAGGAATGAAAAAGAAATTAACTTCAAAGAAAACTGCCAGTGATCCTGATAGTAGGATTAACAAATCATTAAGAGCTTGGAATTGCTGACATAGCAGGTAAAATTATTGTTAAAATGGTGTAAAATTACTCAGTGAACCTATAATTAGATATGAGTTTTACTAATAAAATGAGATTGAACGATACCGATGTCACACGTCTCCTTACTGCCTGTAAACTCTACCAAGAGAATACTGGTAGTGAATACATGTGGGATCAATATGATGACTTGATTAATAAACTCAAAGTTTATAAAGAACAATATTCAACCGACAAATGAAATTTATTATTGCAATTTTAGCTACACTATTTCTTGCTGCCCCAGTGTGGGCAGTAGATGTTGTAATGGGTGCTGGTGGTAATCTAGTATTTGAACCCAATGATATTACAATTTCTACAGGAGAAACACTTCACTTCGTTAACGAAGCACTACCTCCTCATAATATTATTGTAGAGGGTCGTGCAGATCTTTCTAGAGAATCGTTGTTGTTTGCTCCTGGAGAATCACAAGACATCTTATTTGCTGACGCAGGAGACTATACTTTCTTTTGTGGTCCTCACCAAGGTGCTGGTATGACAGGCGTTATTCACGTAAAGGATGCATGAAGATTGGACTTATAGGAATTACTGGGGAGATATCACCCCATATGATGAAAAAAGATATTCAAGTATGGGGTTATACAAATGATTATGATAAGACTCAAGAATATTATGAGAAAGGAGATCTTAGTGGATGTACTACTACACTAGAATATCTTTCACAAGTAATCCATCATGATGATAAAGTACATACTAGTGCTGGAAAAATTCCTGCTGTTTTTATGATTAATCTACCAGCAGAAAATGTTGATGAAACAATTAATAGTTTGGTAGAGTATTGTAAGCACGGTGATATCATTATCAACCATTGTAATTTTAATTTTAAAAATTATACAAAAAGAAGCAAATCTCTATCTAAGTTAGGTATTCAATTAGTAGATTGTGATACATCTAATGACAGTATAGTTGTTAGCGGATCAAAGGTTGCTATGAGAGTATGCTCTTCTATTTTTAGATCTCTTTCACCTAATTCTGAATGGGATGAAGTAGCTATCTGGGGAACACTATAATAGTGTTTGTAAGTCAACACACAATTGCGTATTAATACTTATATAATATACTATATAAGTTTAGTATGGGATTGAAAGATCATGCCCCTGACTCAACAAAAGCATTACACAATTGGTTATTACGACAAGCAACATATTCACCACGAAATGTGTGGGTATGCGATGGACGTACATGAAGCCATAGAGAATTTAAAAGAGGATGTAGCTCTCCTAAGAGCGCATCCTCATTTTATTGACTACTGCAAACCATAGGATATTGATAATGGACAAATCAAAAACATTTAAATTCAAATATCTACTACAAGGATGGTGGTTGATATTAATTGTAGCAATGATTGCTTACGTACCTTCGATGGCATATGCAGGATGACACATCATATTTTATTATTTGTTAGACACACCATGGACAATTCATGGTCACTTGGATTTCTATCTTTATCATTAGTAGTAATTCCTATCATTGGAATGGATCTTGTCCATAAACATGGATGGGAACATTGGGAACCTTTTGCAAAGGGACACAAATGATAAGTGGTATATTCGTATTTTCTTTTGTGTTATTACTCACGATAGGAATGGAAATTACTTGGCCTGTTAAGAAATGAATTTATTACTACGACCACTTGAGAACGCCAATAATCCTGTATGGTCAGTGATTATCATGGTAATCATTGCTGTTGGAATGGCACTAGGTTATGTCATATACATACTAAGACAAGCTTTTGCAGAATTAAAAGATGGGAGCAATGACACCACCGAGCAGGAAGTCCTGCTACAACTTCCGAGTGACGGAGATCAATCGTGTCCTTGATGGTGATACTATCGATGTCACTATTGACCTCGGGTTTGATTTATACAAGAAAGAAAGAGTTAGAGTTGCAGGCGTTGATACGCCAGAGAAAAGGACCCGAAACTTAGAGGAGAAAGCACTTGGAATCGACGCAACCAACTGGCTCAAAGAAAAACTCGAAGGCACGTTGGCTGGTGATGATGAGTTGTCTGTTAGGACTGAACTTGTTGGTGGCACTGGGAAATACGGGCGTCTTCTGGGTTGGCTTTACATTGGGGACGACCATGTGTCCCTTAACGAGCAAATGATTACAGAAGGATATGCTCACGCTTATGATGGAGGCACCAAGGATATGAACCTTGAAGCACTACGTGAGATTCGCAGAGCACATGGAACTTTAACGGAGTAAATACTATGAGAGACAAAATGATTAGCGCACTTAAGCAACATGCCTTAGGTCAAATTGAAAAACATAAAATTAATGTTGAAGTTTATCTTCAAAATCCTGTAGGAATTGGAGAACATCCAGACGTTATGTCTGCATTAGAAGCTGAAGTAGATGCTATTTCACATTGGCATGATCAAATAGAGGTTATCGAAAAGTACATCAAATGAACAACGCAGATCCTAATTATAATTATGATGAGGATTGGTATTGCGAATTTAAAATGGGTATACATGACGTTAAATCATTATACTCTGTAATCTGCTATTCTTTGGAAATGTGGCCAGGTTCTCCTGCACGTCCCGCTGAAGAGCAAGAATATTTACATATGATCAAGCAACAATTATTTGCTATGCTTGCTGATTATACTTTCACACATATAGAAGTGCAGGAGTAATTATGGAATTTTCAAATTTAAAATTGGAAAGGAAAGAATGCGAAAAATGTGGAGCAACATGGATTAATGGTACACATGTCTGGCGTGGTACTGGAG